GTGCAAGGTTGCCTTCTTTGCGATCGGGAATGGGCGGCGCTTGCTCTGGCCTTCTGTGGGGGTTTCGTAGCTCTCATCGTGGATCAAGGTGCTGTCCTTGATCAAGGGCCAAATGTGGGCCGCTAGCCAGTCCTGATCGGCGGTGTAATAATCGCCCGGTTCTGGTGTTTCCAAATCGTCCGGGATCGCACTGGTTCGAGCTGCAAACATCCCGGCGCTGATCTGGTAATTGTGGCCGGTAGGGTGGTCTTTCATAATGTGGAAATCGAGGCCGCTTGCCAGAAACTCTTCGTGCGCGATCCGTTCTCGGTGCGTCAGCCTGGCGTCTGCGTCGCGGCTTAGAACCACGTCAAATTCTGGATCTATCAAAGCCTGAAATCGCCAAAGTTTGGCCCGGTGATCTTCTGGTGCATCCTGCTCTACGAGCTGCACGTGGGGGAAGAGGCGAAGGGTTTGCTTGATTGATTCTGGAACCGAGGCCCCGGTGTAGAAACGCAGCGTGTATCCCTTAAAGTGCCGCGTTGCCAGAATTGCGTTCTTGATCGCACCGATCGTGTATCGCTCTTCGCTGCCGTATAAAGAATAAGCAATGAGCTGTTTCATGGCTTTAGTTTGCGCTTGAGCAATTCGTAGGCTTCGCTCTCGATGTAGTTCTTATAAGCGAGTGCGTCGAATGAATAGATTTCGGTCGCGTTGACTTCTTTGTATCCCTCATCCCATTCTGCTTTTCCTGCCATCGGATGCATATGTTCTACAACGACGGCGTCGATGTAGGTCAGCGCATTCAAATCCTGGCCTAGTTTTTTCCAGAAGTTATCGAGGTATAAATGCTTCATGTTTGGCGGAACCATGCCGCCTAGCGCCTTCACGATGTCGCTGGTCATTGCGATCATGGTTGGAAGTCGTTCTCCTTGCAGCAGGTCGTTGCCGTAGGCCATCGACGGTCGCTTCTGCATCGCCTGGATGAGAATGCCATCCCACCCGGCTATGCGTGGGCGGTGGTCGTCGCCTAAGAAGGCGAAGTATTTATATTCGTCCTTCTTTGCGATTGCACTTGCTGCTTTGTTGATCGGGTACGCCATGCCCCGAGTTTCGTTCTCAATCGTCATGCACTTATCTGCGCCGACTTCGAATTCGTAGGCATCGTGCTCTGGGTCGTTTGCGTCAATGACGAAGAGGATGTCTGAATGCGTCGAAAGTTTTTCGTGCTCTGCCAATAGTTCGACAGCGTTGCATGGGCGTCCTCTGGTTGGTACGAGGATAATCATTTCGTTCATTTATCAAATGTCGCAATCTCGCCGGCGATCGCAGCGTATGCCGCTAGATCGATGAATGAGTCTTCTGTTTCTGTTTCCATCAAACGAGCGACTTTAACTAGCGCCATGCATATCGCCACTTGCTGTGGTGTTATCTGGTGCTCGAGATATGTCGTCCAGAGGTCTGCAATTCTGCAGTGATTGGTTCTTGGATCGCCGTATGTTTTCTGGCGGTCTTTGGCTGTGAGTCGAGCTGCTTCTTGAAGAATATCCCCCCGATTCATTGACTACTTTGCTCCGCGTCCGAACTCGGTTGCTTTAGGATCGATCGCCTTCAAGATTGGGCCGGCGACTGCTGCGATTCCTGCTGCAAGGTATTCCTTGATTGGGCGGTTTGGATCTGCAAGATAAAGAGCTGCGATTGCAGCTGCTCCTGCTCGCAGGTAGGTCATTGCAATTGCTTCGATTTGTTTCTTATCCATTTGCGATCTCCTTAAACTTTGGACGGCCAAATCCTACGATAAATACTGGCAGCGATGGTCGAACCTTGCCGCGATTCTTCTTCTTAAATGCACGAACCTTCTTGCAAACTTCGCCGCCGTTGCGCTGGTCGCCCTTCTTATCCGGGCTGGTGTTGCCTTCTACTGTTGTTACGGTTCCGTCGCCGTTATTGCTGATCACGATTCCAACGTGTGAAATGCGATCGAGCGCATCTCCTGGGAAATCAAAGAAGACGATATCGCCTGGCTTCGGATCTGCTTGCTCTGAAATCGTCCAGGCGTTCTTGTCCATGAAGCCTGTCGCTCCTGTTGGCGTGTATGTGCAGTTTGGAATCTTAATTCCTGCCTGCTTCGCGCACCAGTTGACGAAGGCTCCGCACCAGGGTTGCTTTGCTCTCTGGTATTTTGTTTCGTTATCTACTGGCCCTTCGATGTAGCCGATCTCTGCCTGCGCTACTTCGAGAAACTTGTCGAGTTGGTTCACTTCTTCCCCCTTGTCTTGCTGTCTAATAAAATCGAATAGATTTCATCAATTCTTGATTCTAGGCGATTGACTTGGTCTTTGACGCTGCCGCCGCCGTTTGGTTTTAATTCTGCCAGGTAATGCTTGACGAGCCATCTGGTCATCGCGATAAAGGCTCCAGCGATCGTAATAAGTGAAACGGCCAGAGCTGCGTAATCCTGCGCGTTCATAATCCGATCGCCATCACCATCATCGTGACTGTTCCCGATGCTGTAATGCCCCAGATTCCGTTTGCCTTGTTATCGATCGTGAGCTTGTCGCCGTTATCCATCCGGTATCCGGTGCTGGTGGTTACGTCGCTTGCTCCGATGAAACATTGGCCGCTTGCTGAATGAAGGACGACGGTTTCGGCTTCTGCCGTTTCGTCAACGAGCGCCGTTGCTGTGGTTCCTACGGTGACTTGCCGGGTGCTGATTCCCATTGATCTCTCCTGGTTTCTTCTGGATCCCCGATGCTTCTACTTCGTCGACTGCGTCATCGATCGTCCGAGTTGGTTCCCGGGTGCAGTCGCCTTCTTGGTATCCCATTTAAACTGCAGGGATTTCAACCCAAGATAGAGATTCTTCATCCCACTGATAACGCTTGCCATCTGTAGGCATTGGAGTTGGCGCTTCCCAAAGATAAGAGTCTGCGTTCAGAGTCCACGATGGGAATGGCTGAGGCGCTGCAAAGCCAATGCCATCCCAGGTGTATCCGATACCTGCATAATTCTTATTGAGTGGTGTGCCACCTAAAGTGTGAACGCCACCAAGAGTGTTGTAGGAAGTGCGAACACAACGTTGTCCTCGGAATTCTCCGTACCATTCTTCTGGAGTCTTGCCGTCAATCAATTCTGTTTCGTCTTTGCCAACGATAACTTCTGTGACGATATTCGAATCGTTTAAGAACGCGTAATGAGCCATTAGACAGTCACCGTTCCTGTTCCAGCCGTGAACTTGTAAATCTTATAGCCGCCTGATGTTGTCTTTGTATAAGTAAGACCGCCACCAATTGAAGCCAAGTCATTGAAAGTGTCTGGATAGCGAATGATTACAATACCTGAGCCACCCGATGCGCCAGCGGATACATCATTCGCACCACCACCGCCGCCGCCGCCTGTATTGGCTGTTCCTGCGACTCCGGATGCTTCATTCTGATTTCCACCGCGACCGCCACCACCGGAACCACCGGCTCCGCCGCCACCTGTTTCCCCACCACCGCCGCCACCGCCGGCGTAGGTTGTTGCTGTGCCTGAATATGAATTAGAAGTACCGGCTCCGCCAGCTCCACCCGTTTGAGATGCCGGATTGTTTGATCCAACTGCGCTCGATCCACCGCCGCCGGCTCCTTGATATTGCTGTGCCGCTGTGTTACCGCCCGCATATCCTTCGACCGGAGAATATCCGCCTTCGTTACCAGCTCCACCTGTTTGATTATATGTAGAACCGCCGCCGCCGGAACCACCCACGCCGTTGTAGCTGCTAGATCTTCCGCCGCCACCGCCTGTTGAAGTGATCGTTGAAAGTACGGAATTGCCTCCCTTGCTTCCCGGATTGTAAGTCGATGAAGAACCACCGGCTCCACCGCCGCCAACTGTTACTGTAAAAGATCCGCTAATCGAAAAATTTGTGGAAGTTCGAAAACCACCGGCTCCACCGCCGCCGCCCCATCGCGATGCTCCGCCGCCGCCGCCGGCCACGACTAGATAATCAACGCTAGTCGGTCCTACTGCACCAAAAGATCGATAGCCTCGAATTGAGGCATTTGCAAATGTGCTAATAATTGGCATTGCTGATCCCCCTTAAGCGAACTTGGTCTGTGTCTCAAGCACTGTGAATGTGGCGTTTGCAGTCTTAATGATAGTGAAAGTATAGGCATCAATCGCGGTGGCGTTGCCAGCGCTAATCGCGGCAGGAACCTTTGGCGTTACTGTAGTGCCGTCGATTTGAATCACGTTTGGATAGTAGGCAGTAGCGCCGTTGGTGTTAAGCCACACTAGCGTGATGGCATCGCCTGTTGCCATCGCGGTGTTGAGCGTAGTACCGCTTGAATATCTGAAGTTGAGAGTGTGATTGGCGGTTGCATTTGAGGTGTAGTACCACACCGATGCGGTGGATACATCAAAGTTGATTGTGCCTGTGGCGGCAGAGGCAACCACGTTTACGTCTTCTTCGATTCCTCTTACGATCGCGTCAGTAATCACTGGGCTCGTTAGCGTCTTGTTTGTGAGCGTGTCTGTGGTTGCGCGGCCTACAAGCGTGTCGGTCGAAGTTGGAAGCGTCAAAGTGCCGGTGTTTGCGATCGTGGAAATGACTGGCGCTGTGAGCGTCTTATTTGTCAGCGTCTGGCTGCCGGTCAAAGTTGCAACGGTTGAATCAATCGCAAGCGTTACGGATCCGGAAGTGCCGCCGCCGGTCAGCCCGGTTCCTGCTGTTACTCCAGTGATATCTCCTGGGTTGCTTACATCCTGCCAAGCTGCGCCGTCGTAATATTGAAGCGCGTTTGTGTCTGAAAGATAGGAGAGCATGCCTTCTGCGATCACACCGCTTAGGGCTGTGGTTCGAGCTGCTGAAGACGCGAAAACCATCACCGTCTGCTGCATCAGGTATGTGTTGACTTGCGCTGCTGTCAGTACGTCTCCTGTTGCGAATAATTTGTAGCCTGCTCCTGCCATGATTTCTCCTTGTTAGTAACTGAGAACGCCTGCGACGCCCAGAATTCCTTGCGATGTGCTATCTAGAATAAATGCCTGAATGATCGGTTCGCTGGTCAATATCTTAGTGGTGAATGTTGTCCTTGTAATGTCATGCTGTAAGCCCTGAACGAATAATTCGCTGGTGATCGACGTCGATCCTGGCATGGTCTTTGTGACGTTGACCAGGTCGAATATTTCCAAATCAATGCCGGCGATGTTTCTGGCGACTTGTCCATCGTCGACCAAGTTGAGCGTCATGGAATCAATGCGAAGCGTTGCATTCTTGCGTGACTCCAAGATCATCGTTGCCTGGTCTAGCGCTTCTGCATCTGTCTGCACCAGGATGCCGGTTCTGGCTCCTGAATGGATGAAGTAGTTATCGATCGAAGTCTGATCTGTGACGACTTGGTTTGTTCCGTTCAGTCTTTGAACCGAGACGTCGTTCACGATCAAGGTGTCATCGAAGGCCAGGTCAATCTGCGCGTATCCGATTCCTGTTCCATCGTCGCTGAAAACTGTCGGAGTCGAGTCTGCGTATTGGCTGACTGTGGTTCTTGAGTAGAAGGTTGCATTTCCTTCTGCGTCCAGAAAGAAGCCACCGAATTCACTATTTTCTACCGTCTGAATTGCTTCGAGGACTGTGCGATCTGCTGTTCCCGGATCTGCTTGCATCGTGCTATCGCCGGCATCGATCGCTCTTTGCGATGTAGGCCAGTCGACGACGTCGAGAAGTTTGTTGATTCGCGTTCCGCTTAGTTGTCCTGCTCCGGTGTCCGGTACTGTACTAATCGCTGCGTTATTGAGAAGGCGGAAGCCGTCGACGCAGTTGAGGATCACCCTGGAAACTTCATCGGCTCCAAGTGCGAAGGTGGTGTCATAACTGGTGATGAAACCAGAAAATAAATAGTAGCGAACGCCGTCGTAGTCGGCCCAGATTCGGATCTTTCGAAGCGGTACGAGCTTGCCGTAGTAGGGGCCTGCTGTATTGGCCGGGTTCCAGTCGCCTGTGTCGTCCTTGATCTCAACGACTGCTGTTCCTGCTTCGAACTTGTTCAGAATGCGGTTTCGTCCTCTGCGGATCGATGATCGCAGGATGATGCTGGAAATGTCGACCGAGTCGTCTGCGTCTGCGAGCTGCCCTGTTCCGAGCTTGCCCTTGATTGGATCTCCGAGTGTGAAGGCGCTCGAAATAAAGGCCGGGCCGTTCACGAAGTCGATCGATGCTCCGAGCTGTGGAATGCCTGCCATTAGAGTTGGATCGCTGTCTTTGTGATCGCCTGGCCGTTATTTTGGCCCTGAAGGATTGCGTTACGGATCGCGTTGACGAGGTCGCCTTCGCTGGTAACGCTGCCGTTTACTGTCAGATTGACGGTGGTTCCGCCGCCCATCGTTCCCATGCGGTTGAGTGGAATAACGGCCTCTGGCCCTGCTTCGCCGATCAGAGCTGTCGTGGGGCTGGTAACAATGCCGCCAGTTGCGAGCTTTGGTCTATTGGCATATGCGGCTGCAAGGGCTTCGTATCGAGCTGAAGATAAAGCCAGGACCGCTGATTGGGTTTGATTGCTTCCCATCGCAGACATGTCTGTAAATACCTTTTCGAATGTTGCCTGGACTGCCGGGTTGCTCGAAATGGTTGGAGATATTGTGGTCGTTCCTATGCCGCCCTTTGGCCCGATAAATGGTTCAAATGCCGGGGCTGGCTGCGGCGTCGGAGTGATCTTGGATCCTGATTTTGCAATGTAATCATTGAGGGCTTTGAGTGCGTCTTCCCATGACTTCTTTGCTGCATTTCCTGGTGCTGGCCAAAGGTCAGAAGGTGTTACTCCCTTTGCGATAAGCGCTGCATAATCTTCGACTTGCTTAGTGGTAAGGCCCCACTTGATCATGAGATTATTTATCTCTGTCTGATCAAGTTTGCCGTCATTTAGTGCTGAGAAAAAATCGAGATAAATGCCTGCCTGCTGCTTTGTTATTCCCCATTGCTTTGCAAGGTTATCGACTTCTGTAGTTGAAATTTTGCCATCGTTAACTGCAAAGATAGCGGTGGTGTATGCAATTACGGCTTCTTTACTAATTCCCCATTTTGCTGCAAGTAGAACAACTTCTTGATTAGAAATTGTCGAATCTTGAACTACTGCCAGTAGGTCTGTGTAACGCTTGATTGCATCGTTTGCCTTTAGTTGCGCTTCTAAGTTAGCCAGAATTGCTTCTACGCGCTTTTGTTCTGCGATGTTATTTTGTTTGATTAAGTTCAAACGTGCGGCTTCGAGTTGAATCGGATCCGTTTCTGTTGTTGGTTTGACGCCTAATTTTGCCAATGCTGCGAGTGCCTTCTGTGTCTGAATAAGTTTCAGATCTGCTGCTGTGAGCGCCTTTGTCTTTCCTGTTACTTTTCCAAGATTTACATTGAGGCCGCCGAGGTCGTTAAGGAATCCGCCGGCTGTGTCGTTCAATCCGTCGAAGGAGAACTGTAAATCTTCGCCGGCTCCTTCTAATTTTGTCATCTCGCTATTGGCTGTCTTAGTCGCGAGATAAAGCCCACCGAGTGTTGCTGTGAATGCTGCAACGCCGGCGACGGCTGCTGCTACTGAAATTCCGCCGGTTGCTGCTGCTTGCGCTGCTGCTGCACCGAGTGCTGCTGCTCTGATCGCCTGGTAAGCCTTGACCAGTCCTTGTATCGCTGTCACGAATGCGATCACCTTGCCTGCTACGAATGTCGCTGCAAAGATCGCACCTAATGTTACGAATAGTGTTTTATGTTTTGCTACAAATGCAAAGATTTTGAAGACTACAAATCCAAAGCCGACGACTGCCTTGATTGCGGCAGTCATTACAGCGACTAATTTGTCGCCATTCTCTGTTAGCCATTCTTGAATTGCTGGAATGACTTTCGTAGTGAGCGTAGTGAATAATTCTTCGATCGTAGGCAGGAGCGCTGTGCCGAGTGTTTCTTTGGCTTCGTCGAATGCGATCGCCAGGCGTTTCATTCTGAATTCGAAGGTGTTTGCTCTCGTTGCTGCTGCTCCAGCGAATGTCTTTGCTGTCAGCGCAAGTACGGCGTTGAGGTCTTTGGACTTTGTCATTGCGTCCGTAATTGGGACGCCGAGATTCTTGAGCGCTTTGTAGTTGCCTTGCAGCGCCTTTGTGACTGCGTTTGTCGCTGCGTCAAGGTCGACGTTGCCGCCTGCTGAAACGTCGAGCGCCAATCCGAGAAGTTGCTGCGCATCTGTAACGCTGCCGGTTATTGAGGCGAGTTTGGCAAGCGATGGACGAAGCTGATCGTCGACGACGCCGTAGGCTCTTTGTGTCTGATCAATCCATGCTTCTGTCGCTGCAATCGCGGCGTCTGTTGCGCCGGTGGTGTTCTTGAGTGAGTTTGCAAGTAGCGCCTGGGATTTTTCGTCTGCGATCGCAGCCTTGACTGAGTCGACGCCGATCTTGACGGCGAATGCTGCGCTCGCCGCAGCTGCTAATCCGAATGCCTTGCCGACCTTGCCTGCGAATTTGTCGAAATTCTTGCCGAGTTTGTTGATGTCGCGAGCTGCTGCCTTGCTGCCCTTGTCCGAGTATTGGGTAATAATCCGGGCGGTTACTGCGCCTATTGCCATGCTCGGTTATCCCTTCTCTTTGTTTAGATTGGCTTGCAGGGTCTTCTGTGCGTCGTCCATCGCTGATCTGATATTGGCATAAATCCGGGGGCGATCGCGATCAATGACGGCCCAGATTCCGCGACTGGCTTTGCGGAAGCGGTCATTCATGTTGCCGATCAGCTGGCGTCCGGTTCCTTGCCCTGGTGTCCTGCGTCCTGCGACTTCAAAGATAACGCCCGAGGCGGTCTTGTTTAAGAGTGCGCCTGCGCTGGTGGTGTAATCCGACCGTACGCGGCCTTCTGCCCGGGTTTTGATGATGCCTTGACGGATCGCTTGCGGATCCCATGCTGGCCAGCCCTGGCCACCTCTGGTGGTCTTTCGTGGGTTCTGTGGCGCTGTTGTACGCCAGCCACTCATGGGCGGCTTGTCCGGGATCTGTTCTTTGGCGTTGCCTTCGGCTAGACGCAGCTCGTCGTTGATTACTTTGTTCAGCCGACGAGCTGCGTCCTTGTCGAATTTCTTCAAGGCGGCAGTGGTTTCTTTGATGCCGCTTATAACGACTTCATTGGCCATGTTTGTTTGCCGCCTTTGCCTTCTCCTTGAGATAAATGACGATCGCTTCAAGGATGCCGTCTGGTGCATCCAATAAAGAAATCGGATCTATTCCGGTTTCCACAGAAACTGCTGCTATTGAATAGGTCAGGCTATCTCTGTGGATTCTGAATTTGGGTCTGTGTCTAGTTGAACTCCTTCGAGCGTATCTAAGAACTCAGGCCCGAACGGTTTTACAACCACTCCGTTTGCTCGAAGTGCGAGCCAACCGAGATAGTAGATGTGTTCGAGTTTCTGTTCTTCGCCGATGAGTTTTGCTAGGCCTTTGCCGTACTTCTGCTCGAAGTCGACGATGATGCGTGGTCGTAGTGAGAACGTTTTCTCCACGCCATCAGTCGTCTTGACTTTGATATTGAGTCCATCCATCTTTGTTTCCCCCTATTTTCTTTAGGATGTTGCTTTGGTAATTGCGCCGGAGATCGGCCAAGTCACACTCGCTGTTGCTAACTCACCGACGGATCCATTTAGAGGAGTCCATTCGGAGACAAGAGCAGAGAATGTGTATTGCGGATTTATTGTTGTTGTTGTTCCTGCTACTGGCTTTGCAACCACTGAGACTGCTGTTCCGAGTAGTGGGTAGATTGTTTGCTCAACGCTTGAAGTTGCGTAGTCCTGGTGGAATTCAAACGTTACTGAGTTGTCTGCAAGACCGGCCACACGTGTCTTCGCTGTGTTTCCGAATGCAGTTGTTTCCACGATGTCGTATGTTGAATTGAGAGTGATGCTCGCGATGTGATCGCTTAGATCTGTGCTGCCAAATACAACCGATGCGTTTGTTAGTACGACTCTTGCCATTATGCGACCGCCTTAGTGATTGCTCCGCTTACTGGCCAAGTTACAGATGCTGTGGCCAATTCGCCGACGGATCCGTTGATCGGAGTCCATTCTGAAATAATAGCAGAGCAGGTATAACTTGGATTGAATGCGCTAGTGGTGCTGCCGTTTGGCTTGACGATTACTGTCGATGCTGATCCGAGAAGTGGATAGATTGTCTGCTCCACTTCGCCGGTTGCGAAGTCCTGATGAAATTCGAGCGTGATCGAGTTATCTGCAAGGCCAGCGACGCGTGTCTTTACTGCTGTTGACGAGAATGCTGTTGTTTCGACTACGTCGTATGTGGAGTTTAGTGTTACTGATGCGACCAAATCGCTCAGGTCTACTCCGCCGACGGAGATGTATGCGTTTGTGAGAACTATGCGAGCCATTATTTAGTCGCTCCTTCTTCTGTTTCGGTTTTGATGGATGGGGTTTGTGGTGCTGTGTTGCTTGCTTTGATGTGGTTTCCAGCGATCAGGGTTTCTGCGCTGATTCCTGCATCTTGCAATTCTTTTGCTGTGATCGTGTCGCCTTTGGTCTTTCCGCAGACTTCTCGGTTCGAGATTACTGTGTATGTCATTTGGTTCTCCTTATCCCCAGATTGTTAGGCGGTATCGGTACGAGAGAAATGTGACTGATTGCGCGTCGTATGTTCCAGACTCTGCGCCAATGACTCGCAATGTCTGGCAGGTTCCACCGAGCGTTCTATCTCCCTCTATCGCGGCCTTGATCGATGTGGATCCTGTTCCTGCTAGGTATCCGTCGAGCTTGTCCTGGCCTGCTCGCTCTGAGAAGCGCTGGACGATCACATAAATATCGACGTTTGCCTGGTCTAATCCTCTGGCGTTATCGATGTCGAATGTGAAATCTAATTGACCCACGATCGCGCATGGCGGTGTTACTGGTTCTGGAATCACTTCGTAAACGCGAAGGCCAGAGATGGTTTGAAGTCTTGTCTTGAGTGCGTCGCGCACCTGGCTTGGTTGCATTGGCATTACTTGGCCAGCCCATTGTTCTTGCGGAATGGGCGCAGCAAGGCTTCAACGTCTGCGTCGAGTTTTGCTGTGAGTCGGACTGTGCCTAAGTCCGGGCTTCCTGCGATTCCGAATGGTGACTGGCGGCGTGTGAAGAGGCGAGCTGCTTGGATCAAGGTTGCCATGTTGATCTCAGCTGGTGTTGCGTTCCATCCCCAGATTCCGGTGATTCGAACTGCTTGCGGCAAATAATAAGGGAAGACGTAGCGGCCGATTGCAAGCATTCGGTTAACTGGCCAGCCGCGCTGTGGGTTATTTACTGGTTCGAGCATATAGTCGCTGGTTGACCAGACGGTATCCCATGTCTGGTTGAAGTTGTCGTCTGTTGCTACTTCTGTGATCGAGACGCTGTCGTCCATGTTCATGGTCCAGGGATCTAGCGGCGTGTAATAGCGAGCGACTGGGCTTTGCGCTGTTCCGTTCTGGTAGAAGAAGCGCCCGGTGTAGTCGTCGATCATTCTGCTCGTTGCTGTGATCGCGGCTTCGAGTGGGGTGTCGTCCACGCTGTCTGTGATCGCAAGCGAGGCCTTTAATTCGGCCAGGGTGCAATAGCAATTAGTTAGGGCCACGCTTCGTCCTTCTTTCCGGTTTCGGCAGCATTGCGCGTTCTAGTTTGGGATCGGCGGTTGCTGTTTCCTTTTCCGGCTTGCGCCGGGTCTTCTTAATCTTGCCAAATATCATTATGAATTTCTTCCATCCAGAAGCTCTTCTGGTGCGGTAGGACGGCGGCTGTGTTCACGTGGATTGTAAATCCGAGCGCCTTTGCTCTTCTGCAGAACAGCAAGTCTTCGCCGATCCATTCTCCGTTGACTGGCCCATCCCAGAACCATGCCCAGTCTTTGCCCTGGTTTGGATCTGCAACTTCGCGCATCTTCTCGAGAACGCTTCGGTGAACCATCAGGCATCCGGTTCCTGCTGCGTCGATCTCGAAGACTGCGTTCTTGTCGTATTTGTAAAGTGGAAGGAAGCCCTTATCTGAGTCCTGGAATATCGCCGGGACTGGCTTTGGGTACGGCTTGCCTGGTACTCCAAATCCTGCGAAAACAAGGCCGGCCACGATCGGGCGGTCTTTGTCATGCGCTGTGTCGATCAAGGCGTCGAATGCCTGCGTGGTGAGCTGCTCATCTGAGTCCAACATAAGCAGCCAGTCGCTGTCGGTGTTATCGAGAAATTGTTTCACCATGCGGTTGCGTTGCTTTGATAAAAGTCCGGAGCCTTTGATTCTTACAAACGGCCCGAGTCTGCTGTTCCTTGCTTGCGCGAGTTGGATCAGTCTGTATGCAAAGGATCC